AGAGTTCCCGTAAATATGTTTGCCCCGTGTGCGGGTGCATTATCAGGGCAACAAAGGAAGTTCATGTTATATGCGGCGATTGCAATGTTGAATTTGAGGAAGAAGCCTAAACAGCTTCTTCCCCCTAACCCAAAGAAAGGAAGCCGACTATGAAACGAACGAAAAGAAAAACCGTTTGGGCGTATTTAGACGGAAAGAAACTTGTTGATGTGGTGAAAGCAGCCCTTGATAATAACATGATGGTTGACGATATGAAAGCCATTCTGATTAAAGAAAATCCGGGACATGAAGTAACTTTCAAATGTGAATAACTCACCTGATGATGGCAAAGTTGGTTACTTGCCGAAATCCCCTAAATGGGGATCGTGGGAAACCACAAAATCAAACAAAGGAAGGTGATAATGTGAAAATCGACAAAATGAAACTTGATTTGGCAATGGCAAATATGGCGTATTCCGCAAAGGAACTTTCCCAAAAGTGCGGTGTATCGCAAGTTACTATTCTTAGAATCACAAAAGGAGTTCAGGAAGCAAGACCGGGAACAGTCGGCAAGATCGCAAAGGCTCTCAAAGTTCCAGTAACTGACATTATCAAAAATACCGCTGCAACGGTTGATAATGGCAAACAGGGGATTTCCGAAGCAAAATGAAACAACATGAACAATCGGCGGCAATGCTGCAACATTCGCTGCAAAACCAAAATCAGGATGAAGTTTTAGAAAATACAGGAAAGGGGGCTTGTGAAAGTGCTGACTTTGGAAGAAGTTGGGGAAATCATATTCAACAATGAATACTGGAAAGGCGGCAATGGCGGGAACTTCAAAGCCCCGTACAATAACAATGCCCCAAAGCCATTTGAAGAAGCCAAACAATACCGCTATATTTGCGGTGTAATTCAGGAATTTGTTGTTATGGTGGATATTGATGATGAAACCGCTTTTCAATGCAGATTGAACATTGCAAAAGCATTGAAGCAACATTGCATTGTTATCAAATCGCCAAACAAAGGCGGGCATTTCTATTGGTTTAATCGTGAAATGCAGCCAATCAAGAACAACAGCGGCAACAAAACGCTTCTGACATTGTACCCGGTAGATTATAAAACGGGAATACGGCGCATTGAAAGCACCGGGGAAATCAAGAAGGCGAAGTGTGCAGCTTCCCTTTCAAAAGAAGATGGTTCTTTGCGTGAAATTCTCTATACAAATATCCGGGAAGATGGAACGCTGGATGAAGTGCCGTTCTATGATTTGCCGTTGAAATCCGGTGCAAAGCATGAGTTCTTGAACATGGGTGAAGGTGACGGAAGGCAGGACGGGCTTTTTACTTATATGAACCCAATGAAGGCGGCGGGCTATTCCTATGAACAGTTCAAAGAAGTTGCTGAACTGATTGAACAATTTGTGTTTGCTGTTCCTTTGGGTGATGAATTTGAAAATGCAATCCGGCGTGAAGCATGGGATTCTGTTGATGCCGTAGATCAGGAACGCTTTTTCAGCAAGGGAAAATTCCTTCACAACAAGTTTGCTGATTACCTGATGGAAAAGTACCATATTCGGAAAATCAACGGTTACATTCATAGCTATCAGAACGGGGTTTATATTCCGGGGTATGATGCCATTGAAAAAGCTATGCTGAAAGAAATTTCCAGCTTGACACGAACAAAGCAGAATGAAGTATTGAATTACATTCGTATTCAGGCAGCAGAAGTCAAAAGCAGCAAGCCCGAATTGATACCGTTCAAAAATGGTTTATTTGATGTTGAACACGCTGAACTAATACCACTTTCCCCGGATTTAGTTGTTACTAATATGATCCCGTGGGAATATCACCCGGAAGCTGTTTCAGAACTGGTTGATACCGTTCTTGACCGTCTTTCATGCGGGGATGCTGAAATCCGTGCATTGCTGGAAGAAGTCGGCGGTATGTGCCTTTATAGGGATAACACCATAGGCGGCGGCAAGGCGGTAATTCTGACCGGGGATAAATCCAACGGCAAAAGCACATTCATTTCAATGCTGCAAGCTATGCTTGGGGCTGACAATGTTTCAAACCTTGATTTTAAGGAACTGGATGGGAAATTTTCAACGGCTATGCTGTTCGGCAAACTGGCAAATTTGGGGGATGATATTTCAGACAGCTACAAGGAAGATGTTGCGATTTTTAAGAAGATTGTGACAGGCGAACCGATAAAGGCAGAGGAAAAAGGGAAACCACCCTTCAATTTTAAACCTTATGTGAAGCTGGTATTTTCTGCAAACAGCATTCCCCGGATCAACGATTCAACAGGTGCAGCTTTGCGGCGGTTGCTGATTATCCCTTTGAACGCAAAGTTCACTGAAAATGATTCCGGCTATGATCCGCAAATTCGGATAAAGCTATCACAAAAGGAAGCTGTTGAATATTTCATAGTTCTTTCAATTCAGGGCTTGCAGCGGGTGTTGACAACAAAGAAGTTTACTATTCCGGCAAAGGTGCAGGATGAAAAGGATTCCTATGAGAAGGAAAACAACCCTGTTTTGGCATTCATTGATGAAATCGGTACAGATGAAATTATCAATGAACCTACTGCAAGAGTGTATAGCCGATACTGTGAATTTTGCCTTGCGAATGGATTTAAGGAAATGAGCAAGCTAACTTTTTCAAAGCGGATCAATCAGGCTTTAGGAACGATTGTGAAGCCTATGCGGTTCGGGAAGGACATTCAACGGGTATTCACTGAACCGTAACTGTAACAGAAGTGTAACAAGGAACTGTAACACCTTGATGTTACTGATAATTTCAAATAAATGTTACGGTTGTTACAGTTAGTTAGAAGTTCTTGATAGGAAAAAATAATTTTACTTTTATCAAGATTTTTTCTAAATATAAGGATATATATATATCTTCTTCAAAACTGTAACAACTGAAACATTGAAAATTAACTTTCAAGAAAGGCGGTAAACTATGGATCAGGTAAAGATTGAAGAACGCACAGAAATTGAAGGGGTGTTTTGCCCGTTCTCCGGTGGATTATGCCGGATGAATTGCAGATTTCTAATTGATGTTGAAGAAGGCTGCATAATTGAACAGGGTTGCAAAAACCTTGAACGGATGCGGGAAACCCTTGATGAAATGCAGGAACAGGGCTTGCAGAAAACAATATATGAGGATTAAGAAAGGGGGTAAACACAATGACTAAAGAGCAGGTAATAAAGGTTGATAACAACGAAACAAAGGCAAGGGCGATTTTACAAAGTTTGGTCTATGCCCTTGAAATGGATGCTGATACCGGAGAACAGATCAATGTTCTTGGTTTGGTGGAAGCAGCACTTGACTATTTGGAAGAAAACAACAAAATGTTTTCTGTTGGGTTATAAGGTTTTCGGATACGGTTACACACAAGATAACCTTTCAAAACCTTACATGAAGAACCTGACAAAACCTTACATGGAAAAAGAGTATTTGCACATTTTGCACGCCCTAAAAAAGGGAAAGGCTGTTGTTGATATTCAGGTTGAAAAGTATGGTGACACCGTTACACGCATGAAGGATTGTTGAAAGAGGTTGAAGCGGAAAACCTGAAAAAACCTGAACTGAAAAATGCTGACTTTTGTTGACCTGAACGCAACACAGGCTGCAATCAGGGCGGGGTACAAGGTAGATAATGCACAACAGGTAGGTTCAGAAAACTTGTCAAAACTTGTTGTTCGAGAAGCCATTGATAAAGCCCTTGCTGAAAGAAGCCGCCGAACCGGAATAAATCAGGATCGGACATTTTGAAAATTAACTTTCAAAATTGAGTAATCGTAACAGATTTGCAACAAAGAGCCTTGAAAACCGTGTGTTTTCTAACTTCTGTTTTTATTGGGCAATGTGAAAGGTGGTGATTGAATGAAAATCAGAGTTGCATATACAGGGGGCGAACAGGATAAGAAGAAGCTGCTTGAAGAAGCTGCAAAAGCCCTGTTTCCTGATACCAAAGTGAAAGAAACAGCCCCGAAAGACGGCTTTTTACATACGGTTTTGACCGTGCCAAAGCCCGGAAATACCACAAAATAAGGTATTTCACTTGACGGACACCCCCCTATATGTGGTATAATTATCAAAAATAAATATGGCATGAGTACCGCATACCCCGCTTGTGGGGCGTGTTAGTCTTGATTTCAAGGCATGGGAAGCAATCAGACGGAAACCGTCTTTTTGTTGCTCATGCCTTTTTCATTTGGAAATTACAGAAAAGAGGTTAAAGCATGACGAAGGATCAGTTGAAAAAATATCTTGATGGCGTGATTGATGATATTCGCACCTTGTATATCAAGACACAAGAAAAGTTGCGGGAGATTCAAAAGAAAGCAAACAGCGAATGGACAACGGTTTATAATGTTCCGGTTCATATGACACCGGATCAGCAAGCGGCAAATGCGGCGGTTATGCAGGATGCCGCAAATAAACTGAATCAGGAATACAAAGAAGCTGTTGAAAAGGCAATTCAGGAAGCTACAGATGCTATTGCAACGATTAAGAAATCTGCAATTCAGGATTTAACCGCCGCCGAACCCGTTCCCACCGATATTCAGTTGCGGATGGCTGAACAGATCAAGAAAGAGTACAGAAGCGGTAATAACGCCCTTTCTCTTGACCGTGTGAAGCAGTTTGAAGCTGATATGAATTATCATGTGGAAAATGAAACGGTGAAGGCATACCCCTTCTATTTGGCGGCTAAAGACCTGTTCCCGGATAATGGCGGCAATGCGGATATTCTGAACGCTGCATATATGAAGTTGTTCCCGGCGATTACTGAAAAGCAATCTGTTCTTGATGAAATTGGAGAGTGTGAACGCTTTTTCAGGGCGGCAATTATCACACATAAACTTGATACGATTACCGCCATAAATTCAGAAGCAGATCAACTTGAAGTGATCCGTTTGAAGGAAGAACTTGCTTCACTTGGCGAAATTGGAAAACTGAATCAGCGTGTTATTCAATATTCATAAGAAAGGCAAGGTGTAGATCATGTTCAAGGTAACAAAGAAACCGAAAACCCCTAATATGATTTGGGATAGTGAAAAGAACTGTTTGCTTTGCAAATTTGTAAATGGCATTTTTGAAACTGATGATGCGGGTGTGGCTGATAAGCTGGAAAGCATGGGGCATACAGTAACAGAAATTCCGAATGAATCTTAACTTTTCAAATGGGGGTTGTGGGTGTTCCCGCAGCCCTTGTTTGATATTGTGGGAAAGGTCGGTAGGCGTATGAATTCAAAATATAGATTCGTTTTTGAATGGCAGGGCGGCAAAGTAACCGCTTATAAAACGCAAGCGGAAATTGCTGAAATGCTGAAAAGCCCTGATGTAAAGCTAATAAGCGTTGGTGACGGTGAAGTTTACAAGCCAAAAAGGAAGAAGGCGAGATAGCCTATTGCGCCCGAAAGGAGATTCATAGCATGAGAAAATCAATACCCATTTCCGAAACACTGATTCTTCAAGAAGAAAAACGCCTTCGGGAACAGGCTGGAAATATTATCGCTGCTAAAGAAATCGGGATCAGTCAACAGAGCATTGATAAAATGATTGCTTGTTTCTCCATTTCAAAGGCATATTATGACGATTTGAAAAGGCGGTATGAAGAAAATGGAAAATGAAGAATTGGTTGAACAAATACAAGCCGGGATCAAGCCAACTGAAAATATGGAACAGCTTTATTTGCAGAACCGTTCTTTCATTTACCAGCAGGCAAAGAAATATGCCGCTTATGCTGATATGGATGATTTAATGCAGGAAGCCTATTTTGGACTACATGAAGCCGTGAAGCATTACAAGCCCGATAAAGAAACAAAGTTCCTTACTTATCTTCCTTTCCGGCTGCAAAAGGCGTTTCGCCGCTATATCGACAACAACGGGCATACCAAAAGAATTCCGATTCATTTGGTTCAACGAATTTCAAAGTATAAGAAGTACATTGCTGAACAGCAAAAAACCGGCGTTGAACCGTCTGATTCTGAAATATGTCGGGATTTGGAATTGTCTGAACAACAGCTTAAAGATTTACGAAAGGCAATGCGTGAAGCGGAATGTATCAGCACAAGCGATTTTGTACCTGGTGCAGATAATATGACCGTGGAAGAAGCCCTTGCTGATCCGCTGGATATGGAAGAACGGGTTGTTGATGATGTTGCAAGAGAACAAGCGGAAAGCCTGATCTGGAAGATTGTTGATGAACTGGAAGAACGGCAAGCAGAAGTGATTGTTGGGCGGTATAAAGAATCGGCTACTTTGGATGAAATCGGCAAGCGGTTGAATCTTTCATATCAGCGTATCAGGCAAATAGAAAAGAAAGCCCTATACATTCTACAAAGCAAGCGTGAAATCAGCGATATAGCCGAAATATACGGTTATATGAACGCTTACCGGGGAACAGGGTATCAGGCTTTCAAGAATGGCGGTTCTTCCGTTGAAAACGCAGCTATCAAGCATATAGAAGGAGAAGCAAGAATCAAGGCAATGCAGCAGAGAATCAAGCAACAGAAAACAGAAATTCTAACTGCTTTGAATATGGATGAACTATTTTCAAAGGTTCTAAACCTTGCTTCACAGTAAAGAAAGGGGATTTGAAATGTATAAGCATCAGGAACAGTTTTTGAAGGTTACGCAGGAATACAACAGGCAGATCAGTTTGCTTTTGGGTATGGCTGAAAAAGCTGACCGCAAGCAAATTGAACAGCTTACGCAGATTTTACAGAAATTGAAAAGTTCACTTCAAAAGATTATGAATCAACGGGAGAAATTCAAACAATGTGTTCATAATCCGGGAAAATATAAAGCCCTCTTGCAGCCCTATATTGATTTGCTGGATGAAACAAAGGCAGAGATTGAAAAGGTAGGTGAAAAGACTTGAATCCCAATATTGAAGTTATCACACCCGAATTGTGGGCGGTAAACAGTGGGTACATAAAAGCTGGATGGATTCGGGAATTATCACCTGTTCCGGGGCTGGAAAGTGTAAATAAATATGCTTCCCTGACAAATGACGGCATTATGATCCTGAAGAAAGAATCAGAATTTTATCCGATATTGAAACAGCTTGTACCTAAAATTATGCTGCATACGGATGAAGAATTGCAGCTTTGTCACAAGTTGAATCAAAAGGCGGTGCTTGATGATTATGAAAAGCTATATTTGAATGTTATGGAATGGGAAATAGAAAGGCGGTGTGTTCGGGCTGATTATCTGAACCCTTTCCCCCGCCCAACATTGAAAAGCAGGATTAAAAAATTGTTACAGAAGGTAGGTGAAAAATTTGGCTACTATCAGAACAGCGATTGAACTTTATGATGCGTTTTCCGCACCGCTTATGAATGTAATTCAAGCGGTAAATCAGGGAGTTTCTGCAATGGAAACTATGCACGCAACCATGAATGAACCTGTTTCGTTGTCGATTGCGGACGGGATTGCGGAACAAATGAATCAGGCGGTGCAAGCTATTGAAGAAGCAAGGTCGGCATTGTCTGAACCCGTTACCCATGAGAATACAAGTGTTACTTGGGACAATTCCACAATGCCAACCTTTATAAATTCCGGGGCTGACCGTTTCCAGCAGGAAGTTCAGAGTGCAAACGCCATGTTGGAACAACTGAACCAAACGCAACGGAATATAGCGGCACAGGCTGAAAGGATGCAACTGTTCCCTTCAAATATGGTGAATGATATGAATACCATGCAAAGCCGTATTCAAGGCATTCAGGAAAGAATTCAAACCATAGAAAATAACCCCTTGAATTTGGGAACAGATCAAGCTAACGCTGAATTGGAGTATTTGCGGAACAATTTGAATCAGGCAGTTCAGACACAGAATGAAATGAACGCTGCAATTCAGAACATGGACATTACAACCGCCAATGATGCGTATATCCGGCTTTCAAATACTATTTCAGGAACAGAAAGATATATCCGTGATAATGTTGACGAACAAGGGCGGTTCAACCGTGAAATTCAAGAAGGGGTTGCACAGGCTGATAACTTGATGGATTCTATCAAAGGGCTTGTTGCCGCCTATGCTACGGTTCAAACAATGGGAAGTATCATTGAACTATCTGATACAGTAACCCAAACCACAGCCCGCCTTGAACTGATTGTTGATGATGGTGGAAGCGTGGAAGAATTGCAGAATAAAATCTTTGCTTCCGCACAGGCTTCAAGAGGTTCTTATTTGGCAACTGCTGATGCTGTTTATAAATTGGGGGCGCAAGCGTCACAGGCATTTAATTCCAGTGATGAAATTATTGCGTTTACTGAACTTCTGAACAAACAATTTACCATTGCCGGAACAGAGGTACAAGGCATTGATGCCGCTATGTTGCAGCTTACACAAGCAATGGCTTCCGGTAGGTTGCAGGGTGATGAACTCACTTCTATACTGGAAAATGCAACGCCTGTTATTCAAAATATTCAGCGGTATTTGCAGGAAGTAGAAGGTATTGATGCAAGCAATATCAAAGAATTAGCTGCTGATGGTGTGATAACGGCTGATGTTATCAGAAATTCAATGTTTTATGCAGCGGATGAAATCAATGCGAAATTTGAAACTATGCCTATGACATTTGGGCAAGTATGGCAATCCTTTCAAAATACTGCATTGATGGCTTTCCAACCTGTTCTTGAACGATTGAATGAACTGGCAAACAGTACGGCGTTCCAAAACATGGTAAACGGTGCAATAGAAGCACTTGCTATGGTGGCAGGAATTGTTCTTGAAATCTTTGACCTTATCGCAGCGGTAGGCGGATTTATTGCTGAAAACTGGTCGATTATTGAACCTATCATTATGGGGATTGTTACGGCTTTAGGGTTGTATTACGGGGCAATACTTCTATACAATACAATCACCGGAATTTCAACGGCAATCACAGCTGCAAAGGCTTTTATGGAAAAAGTTCATGCAGCTTCGCTTGCTATGGAAGCCGGGGCAACCTTTGCAGCTACGGCGGCACAATATGGCTTTAATGCGGCACTTTTGGCTTGCCCTATCACTTGGATCATAATTCTTATAATCGCCCTGATAGCCCTATTCTATGCGGCGGTTGCGGCGGTGAATAAATTCGCCGGAACTTCTGTTTCCGCAACGGGTATTATTTGCGGGGCGTTCATGGTTGCCCTTGCCTTTATCGGCAATATCTTTGTTGCCCTTTGGAATTTGGTTGTGGATGTATTCGTGCTTATCTATAACCTTGTGGCAACCGTGGCAAACTTTATCGGCAATGTGTTCACCGATCCTATCGGTGCAGTTTGCCGCTTGTTCTTTGATTTGGCTGATACCGTGCTTGGAATTCTTCAAGCGTTGGCTTCGGCTATTGATGCAATTTTCGGTTCAAACCTTGCGGGAAGTGTTCAGGGTTGGCGTGATTCTCTTGGCGGTTGGGTTGATGAAACCTTCGGCAA